AGAACACATTCTTCCACGGATGCAGTCCAGTTATCACTCCAGAGCAGATTGAGTACATTGGAGAGAAGGTTGACGGATTTATGAGCTTATACCTATGAATGATGTTGAACAACGAATTATTGATATCAGCTATCGTGAAAAGATACCGCATTTAAGTTCTAACTTGAATGCTGTCAACATCATAGAAGAAATTTACAAGAACAAGGCGGATGATGAACCATTTATCTTAAGTTCTGGCCACGCTGCTTTGGCCTGGTATGTGGTTATAGAAAAATATCTAGGCAAATCCGCCGACTACCTGTTCCATAAACACGGAGTACATCCGCACAGAAATGTCGAGGACGGCTTGCCGTGTTCATCGGGCAGCCTAGGTATGGGGCTGACTGTGGCCTGTGGTTATGCCTTGGCTGATCGTAGTCGTAGAGTCCATTGCTTGATCAGTGACGGCGAGTGCGGCGAAGGAAGCATATGGGAGGCACTACGTTTTATCTACGAAGCTAAATTACACAACCTTGAAGTGTATGTAAACGTCAACGGCATGATTGCCTATGACTTTATTGACAAAGAATATATTATTAATCGTTTACGTGCTTTCTTACCACGAATTAATATACGTGAAACTTCACCTCCGGATTGGCCTTTCGCCAAAGGCATACTCACGCATTACTATGTGTTAAAACCAGAAGATTTGGATCAACTATGAGAAATAGATTTGGCGAACTCATGGCTGATGCACTGATCGCAGACCCCAACGTATGGTTGTTATCGGGTGATCTTGGGTTTGGTGTGCTTAACCGATCAAGAGAAGTGGCACCCGACCGTGCGCTCAACGTGGGCGCTGCCGAACAACTTATGTTGGGCACAGCAGTGGGACTTGCCCACTGTGGCAAGATACCTGTGTGCTACAGCATTACTCCTTTTGTAATTTTCAGGCCCTATGAATGGCTACGCAACTATTTAGATCATGAGCTGGCTCCAGTGAAGTTGGTAGGTGTAGGCCGTGACCAGGACTATGGACATCTAGGGTTTAGTCATTGGGCCGAAGATGCTGCCCGTGCTGTTGCGGTGTTTCCCAATATTAAAATTTATCAACCCAACACTGTGGAAGAATTAGAATCTGTTTGGCCAGAGTTTTTATACAGTGATCAGCCAGCATATCTAAACGTTAGAAGAACCTAATGCCCAATTTTGATTATAAAACTCTGCCGGGTCACTTAGGTGAATTCGTAGAATTTAGAGACAATTCAGAATATCCCGAATTAAAAGATCTGTGGTGGCCACGTTACGACTGGGAGTGCTGGAATTACATGCACCGGTTTCGCATATCTCCAGAATTTTTTGATGAGTTGATGACTCATGTCGACTCTCCTGGTATTATGGTCCAAGCCGGTGGCAACTGTGGACAATACGTTAGGCAGTTTAGTAAACGATTTGGTACTGTGTATACATTTGAACCAGATCCATTGAACTTTTTGTGCCTCACGTTAAACTGCGGAAATAATGTAATAAAAACGCAGGCTTGTTTGGGAAACGATAAAAACTTTGTTAACATAAATCGTAAATCAGACGCAGGTGCTATTCATGTAGACGGCCTGGGTAATGTGCCCACTGTGCGCATTGACGATATGGATTTACCTGGTTGCGATCTTATACAGTTGGACATAGAAGGCTATGAGTATTTTGCTTTACAAGGTGCTGTTCATACCATTGAACAATATCATCCTGTAATCATGGTCGAGTGGTATGGACCCTGGGCGCAAAGATATGGTGCAGATCGAGAGATGTTGGAAGTTTTTTTTGCCGACCTAGGGTACGAACCAATATTGACCAACTATAACGATCAAGTGTACAAGCGATCAAAATGAAAACAGTATTAATTACTGGTGCCAATGGATTTATTGGACACTATCTAGTAGAAGAATTCCTTAAAGATCATCGTGTGGTCTGTGTGGTTCGTCCTGGGTCTACCAACATGATCAGACTGGAACAATTTGTCAATGACATTGAAATTGTCAAACACGATATTAAGAATTCCTGTGGCAGTCTTCCTAAAGCCGACATTATCTTACACGCAGGCGCTAATCCCAGTGCGGCTGACAGCTTGAGCAATCCTACAGCATCTGTCATGGACAATGTGTTGGGTACATTGAACTTGTTGGAACATGCCAGACGCACAGGTGTTGATCGATTTGTCTACTACAGTTCGGGCGAAGTGTTTGGCCCTATATCTATCGGACAGGACAGCCAAGCAACCGATGCCTACAACAGCAATAGTCCCTATGCAGCCGGCAAAGCTGCAGGCGAAGAATTGTGTCTAGCCTATGCCAACTCGTTTGATGTTGCCACCAGCATTATACACATCAACAACACCTTTGGTCCACGTTGCCAAAGCAATCGTTTGCCCGTGATTATCATGCGCAAATTACTCAACAACGAAACCTTGGACATACATGTAGGGCCTAGCAAATTGATCGGTGGGCGCCGTTGGTTCTATGCCGGAGATGTGGCCAGTCATACCCGATTCATCTTAACAACACAATCCGCACATTGTGAAAAATGGAACAGCGCCGGCGATAAGTTTATCAATAATCTTGAATTTGCTCAACAGATCGCCCAGATAATGGGCCAGGAATTATCCTATCAGCTGGTGCCAGTTGACCGTCCTGGGCACGACCTGTGTTTCAGTGTTGATCCAGAAAAATTATATGCGTTAGGATGGCAAGAGCCTCAATCATTCGAACAGCGTCTTACTCAAACGGTCAATTGGTATCAAGCAAATGCTGAATGGCTGTCAAGATAATTGACAAACAGTGGTGAATTGTTGTACAATAGCATATGAAGAAAATCTATCATACTTGGCAGGATATTGAACATCAAACTCAAGAAATTCTGCGACAAATACACTCAGATGCCTGGCGTCCAGACTATGTTGTGGGACTCACTCGTGGAGGCCTAGTTCCAGCCAATTTGATCAGCCAGTATCTTGGATGCAGGATGGAAACACTGAAGGTCAGTTTGCGTGATGGCGCAGAGCAGGAAAGCAACTTGTGGATGGCCGAAGATGCTTTTGGTTATATACCCAAAGAAGAACGTTTATTAGCCGAGTTTGATTTTGCCTTGCATGCCAAAAATATCTTGATAGTAGATGATATCAACGACACCGGTGCCACACTCAACTGGATACAACAAGATTGGATCAGTGGGTGTCTTCCTGAACACGAACGCTGGTCCGGAGTCTGGGGCAACAATGTGCGTGTGGCCTGCCTGTATGACAATGAAAGCAGTCGATCAAAACTGGATGTGTCATATTCAGCAATCACAATTAACAAATCAGCCGATCCGTCCTGGATCGTATTTCCTTGGGAGGCATGGTGGCAAGCCTAGTGCGATCACTGTTGACAGCCTTGCTGATGATCAGTTCGGTTTGCTATGCCGATACTTGGTTGAGTGTGGGTGGCGTCAGTGCGCATGCGTGTCATACTTGTGGTTACAACAACTCGAATCCGGGACTAGGACTACAGCATGAGGTCAACAAAGACTTGCGATTGATAGGCGGTGTGTATTATAATAGCTATCACCGGGCTACAGCGTATGCCGGAGCAGCCTATCAGCCCTTGCAGTATGGCATGATTCGAGTTGGTGTCATGGGCGGATTAGTAACCAATTATAGCGAGTTGCAAGTGCCAGTCATGGCATTGCCGGTTGTGAGCATAGAAGGTGCCCGTATTGGAGTAGACATTTTGGGATTTCCTAGTGTTGGTTCAAGAACAGGTTTAATAACAGTAAATTTCAAATACAAATTATGAAAATCAAAGTTTCGGAAGTGTTTTACAGCCTACAAGGCGAAGGTCGCTTTGTAGGTGTGCCCAGTGTGTTTCTAAGGACCTATGGTTGCAACTTTACCTGTGCAGGATTTGGTTGTAAGCCAGGCGAGAAGAGCACAGGTGCCGATGATGTGGCCGAAGTGGTGCACATGTTTGACCGTTTTGAACACTTGCCCCTGGTGGAAACCGGATGCGACAGTTATGCATCATGGCATCCTGCATTCAAACACTTGAGCCCCACACAGACCACAGAAGAACTGGTAGAGCGCATGTTGGCACTCACACCCAATAACCAGTGGCAACAAAACAATGGCAATGACGTACACTTGGTCATAACCGGTGGTGAGCCATTGCTGGGTTGGCAACGTGCTTACACAGAACTGTTGCAACATGAACGCATGCAGGACCTACGAAACATCACTTTTGAAACCAATGGTACTCAAGAACTGCACAAAGATTTCCGTCATACGCTTTTAGACTGGACCTTGAATCCCCGACATGGCAAACGTGGCAAGACAGCATTGACTTTTAGTGTCAGTGCCAAACTTTCAGCCAGTGGTGAATCCTGGGAAGACGCCATCTGTCCGGACATTGTGATGAGCTATGCCGACATTGGGCACACTTATTTGAAGTTTGTGGTTGAGACCGATGATCACATTGATGAGGCCATACGTGCCACAGATGCGTATCGCCGTGCAGGATTCACAGGTCCTGTGTACTTGATGCCACAGGGCGGTGTAGTCGAGCCCTATGACAAGAATAAACTACGCATAGCGGACATCTGCTGTGCGCAGGGCTGGAACTACAGTCCCAGACTGCACGTTGACCTATGGGGCAATGGATGGGGGAAATAATATGACTGAAACTAAAAAACGCACCGTGGTGCGAATGCTCACTTATCGCCTAACGGCATGGTTGTTTACTATTTTTTGGACATACTTGTTCACAGGTAATCTAGGAGAAGCCACTGGCTTTGCTACAGCATTACACATTTTGTTGAGTATTGATTATTATATTCACGAACGTGTTTGGCTCAAGATCAAGTGGGGACTAAAATAGCACCTATACCAGAACGTATTAACCGTCCCAATGGTGCATTTTACATTCGAGCCGAATGGAAATTGTGCAGGGTGATATGGCCTCAGAGGTGTGAGATCACAGGTCGTAGATTGTGGCCCGGAACCCGAGCTTATCGTGGGATCGCTACCTGGCACGGACCCGGAGAAGCAGTGGTAGAAGAACAATGGCATGGTCGAGGAGAGCATTTAATTTGGCAACTAAAGGAATGATATGACACAACTAGCAAATCAGATAACAACTTGGATACGAGAGTATGCCGATCAAAATCGCATACAAAGTCTCGTGGTAGGCATCAGTGGCGGTATTGATAGCAGTGTGGTCAGTGCTTTGTGTGCTAGTACTGGCATGCCTGTGACCGCAGTGACCATGCCTATCAGACAATTACCTGAACTGCACGATCTAAGCATACGTCACGGAGGCTGGCTGTGTGAGAGATTTGATAATGTTTCACATCAGATCATAAACCTTACTCCTGTGTTTGATCAGTTTGAAACTGTGATGGGCAATTATAATAACCTGTTGGGCATGGCCAACAGTCGTGCTAGATTGCGCATGTCATGCCTGTATCAGATAGCACAGCACACCTCAGGCATAGTGGTAGGTACCGGCAACAAGGTGGAAGATTTTGGTGTGGGGTTTTACACCAAGTATGGTGATGGTGGAGTAGACATCAGCCCCATTGGCGATCTACTCAAAACTGAAGTTTGGAATCTAGGACGAGAATTGGGCATCTTAGATGATATTATCAATGCTGCACCCACCGACGGGCTTTGGGCCGACGGGCGCACTGATCAAGACCAACTGGGCGGGTTGACCTATCCACAACTAGAACTGGCCATGGCACAGGACAATGGGTCTGTGTTGATCAAAAATGCGCTGGAATTGGAACGTCTACAAACGTATCAACAGTTGCGTGCTCGCAGTCTGCACAAGATGAATCCCATACCTGTGTTCAAAAAATCCTAATGCCCACTCAGAACCCAGATAAATTAGTCTGTAGCATTATATTATCATAAGGACCGACATGGCTAAAATTGGATTCATTGGTATTGGTAAACTTGGGCTGGACTGTGCTGAAGTATTTGCAGAAAAACACGAAGTACGAGGCTATGACATTTACCCACGCACCAGCGATACTGTAAAAGTATGCGGCATGGAAGAACTGGTACACGAAAGTGAGTGGATTTTTATTGCTGTGCCTACTCCTCACGCTGAAGGTTACGATGGTAGTGTTCCATCCAGCCATATGACTCCAAAGGACTTTGGTCATGATGCAGTCATTGACGCTATCAATAACATCAATCTATTTGCCGCTACACCCAAAAAAGTAGTGCTGATTTCAACAGTGTTGCCAGGAACCACTCGTAAAAAGTTTATTCCTTTGCTTGATAAAAAACACGAGTTTGTTTACAACCCTTATCTGATTGCCATGGGCTCAGTCAAGTGGGACATGGTCAATCCAGAAATGATCATGTTGGGTACTGAAGATGGCAGTTTGACCGGTGTTGCCGGCGAACTTCACGACTTATATGAAACCATCATGCAGAACAATCCACGCTATGAAATTGGCACATGGGACGAGTGCGAAGCTATCAAGATTTTTTACAACACATTTATTTCAGCCAAGGTTGGCCTTGTAAACATGATCCAGGACTTTGCCCTAAAGATTGGCAATATCAACGTGGATGTGGTAACCAACGCCTTGGCTCGTAGTACCATGCGTATCATGGGTCCCAAGTACATGACTGCTGGCATGGGCGATGCCGGTGCTTGCCATCCTAGAGACAACATTGCTCTACGTTGGTTAGCAGAAGAATACAACATTGGCTATGACTTATTTGACACTGTGATGCATGCCAGAGAAATTCAGGCACGAAACTTAGCTCTGTTTTTAGTTGATCAAGCCAAGAAACACAACTTGCCTGTTGTGATCCACGGCAAAGCCTACAAACCCGATGTTGAATATTGCATTGGGTCATATTCAACCCTGGTTGGATTTTATATCAAGGAAGCAGGATTACCTGTGGTCTATGTTGATCCGCTTGCAGACGACCGTGACGAAGTGGTAGATACTGTGGATCATCCAGCTGTGTTCCTTTGGGCACACAATCGCAAGATCACTTACGAATACACTGGTAACACTCCTGACACACTGCCATACTGCCCAATTTTGCCAGGATCGATTGTGGTTGATCCGTGGCGCAAGATGGTCGACACTGACGGCATAACTGTAGTACACTATGGTAATACCAGACATCAATAGGAAGAGCATGGCCAAAGCACCTGTGAAGAAACCCGTTGCAAAGAAACCCGTTGCCAAGAAAACCAAGGCTACGACCAAGCCTGCAACCAAGACCAATAGGTCCAGCAAGACTTCAAAACTCAAGTCAGCTAGAGATTTAGCCACTGAACGTGGCGAACCTTATGTGTCTGTGCTGAGTGTGGACATAGATCCTGAAAATGTACACAACGGTGCCTTTGAACTGGATTGGAATGACAAATTTGTAGCCAACTTGGTTCGTGCAGGTTATAAGATGAATCCCAAAGACACCGATGCTGACATAGTGGATCGTTGGTTCACTGCTGTGTGTCGTAACGTGGTGCTGGAAACTTACGAACAATACGAAGCCATGAATCCAGAAAGAGATCGTGTAATCAAAAGTAGAGATCTCGGCGATGGCAGATCTGAGGTATCGTGATACTTTATGTCAATGGTGACAGTCATACCGCCGGTGCAGAAGCAGTCAATGTACATGCCTTTGCCGAAGATGATTCACAATATTTTTATCTAGGCCGCGCTCCACATCCAGAGAATCTTGCTGTGACCTGGGGCAAGCAGTTGAGCCTGACCTTGAATGCCGGATTCCATTGTGCAGCAGAAAGCGCCAGTTCCAACAACAGGATTTTAAGGACCACCCGCGAATGGTTGGCCAGTGGCCGGCTAGTAGATTCAAATCAACTGATCATCATACAGTGGAGCACCTGGGAACGAGAAGAGTGGTTGTACAACGGAATCTATTATCAAGTAGGAGCCAGTGGAACTGACAGTGTGCCCTCAGAAGCCGCAGAGAGATATCGCGACTATATAATTGGCACTGATTGGCAACAAAAAACTCAACAAGCACACAATGACATCTGGCAGTTGCATCAAGAGCTGGCGGAACAAGGTGTCAAACACATATTTTTCAACGGCAACAACGATTTCAGTAAGATAGCCGACCGAAAAGATTGGGGACCAAACTATATAGGTCCTTATGATCCAGCCCGGACCTATGATGCCATAATCCGGTCTCAAGGCATAGACACAGTCATGCCCAATAGTTGGCATTTTGGAAGAGACGGACACAGTGCGTTTCATCGTTTTATACTAGATCACATAATAACACACAATTTCGTTTGACTTTTGGTCAGAGGTGTGTTATACTAGTAGTATGAAATATGTCCTTATAGATACTGCCAATTTATTCTTCCGTGCTAGACATGGTGCTTTCCGTGCCAGCGATACCTGGGAAAAAGTAGGTTTTGCCCTGCATGTTACCCTGATGGCCGCCAACAAAATGGCCCGTAGGTTTGAAGCAGATCATGTGGTGTTTGCCCTGGAAGGGCGAAGCTGGCGCAAGGATCATTACAAGCCCTACAAGGCCAACCGTGCTGTAGCCCGGCAAGCACTCACAGAAGGCGAACTAGAAGAAGACAAGATGTTCTGGGAAACCTATGATAACTTGACTAAATACTTGAGTGAGAGGACCAACTGTAGTGTAATACGGTGTCCGACCGCAGAAGGCGACGATATCATAGCTCGCTGGATCGCATTACACCCCCAAGATGAACATGTAGTAATTTCAAGCGACACAGACTTTGTGCAGTTGCTTGCAAAAAATGTTAAACAATACAATGGTATTACCGATGAATTACACACAATAGAAGGAATCTTTGATGCCAAAGGCAAAGCAGTCATTGATAAAAAAACTAAAGAGGCCAAAAAAATCCCCGACCCACAGTGGTTACTTTTTGAAAAGTGCATGCGAGGTGACTCCTCCGACAATGTGTTTTCGGCTTATCCGGGTGTTCGTACGAAAGGGACAAAGAATAAAGTTGGTCTCTTGGAAGCATTTGAAGATCGGGCAAAGCAAGGATATAGTTGGAACAACATGATGTTGCAACGTTGGACTGATCCAGATGGTGTAGAGCATAGAGTACTAGATGATTATGAACGTAATAGAACCTTGATTGATTTGACTGCACAGCCAGCAGAAATCAAGGCCGTAGTTGATGCCGCTATCCGCGAACAGATTTCGCACAAGGATGTGGGCCAAGTAGGAGTAAGATTCATGCAATTTTGTGGCAAATACGAACTCAACAAATGTTCAGAAAGTGCAGAAAGTTTTGGACGTTGGATGAATCAAACATATCAAGGAACACTGGATGATCAACAATGAACCCATGCACCTGACGCTACATCGTGCTGAGTTCTTGAGCCGGATCAAACAAAATCAAGTTAGACCAGCCTTAAAAAGCTACAACGACACCCTGTTGTTTTACTATCTTGGTATTTTGGCCTTGCAACAAAATGCCGGTGACATCATGGAGATTGGAGTGGGTGGTAGTACCTATGTGTTGCTGGATCTAGCACAGGCACAACAAAGGAAATTCGTCATAGTGGACCTAGAGCAATACCGCTTGAACAAGCATGTCAAATCGGACATATGGCCTCTAGCTCCGATTGAGATGCACCGCATTGACAGCCTGTCATTGTCCAGCAGCGGTATCAGTAATTTGTCCTACTGCCATATTGATGGTGACAAAAAATATGAAATTGCCTTGAATGATTTGGAATACTGTACCGAACATCTGGCCCACAACGGGTTGATATGCCAAGATGATTATGGTAACAATCGCTGGCCCAATGTGGCCGATGCGGTGCAGACCATGATACACACCGGCAAGCTGGTCATGCTACTAGTGGGTGACAGCAGTGCCTGGTTGACCAAGCCCGAATACTACGATCATTGGATGAAGATTTTTGGGTCAGACGCCGAACTGGGTGTACTGGCTCCTTTGTTGAATATTACCGAATCAGACAGCAACGCTATGCATGCCAAGTATCTGTACATGACGCCTAACTTTCCTCCCATGCGGCCTTTGATACATGCAGATTGGGTTTACGATTACTACGACACGCTGATTGATTTTAATCATCCTAAATATCTGCAGATGCCTTACAGATTTCAAAGCATGATGGGTGCCAAGTTACGCAACAATCACAAAACTTATTTGTTGTCTGCGATCTGGAATGACATACGTGGACCATTGTGGCCCGAACAGGCTCCCGACTCACAAAATGACATAGACGCACTACCAGACTGGCTCAAAGACGAATGCAAACACATACACAACATCTCGGACATCTATGCCAAGTTCCCGACTGTGGACGGTCATTGTACACGGATCGCACCAAATTCTATATAAGGAAGTTATCATGATCATAGCCAAACCAGTAATTGACAAACAATTTTGGATCTTACAACAAGACGATCGCAAGATTGGAAATATTGAAGCCTGTGCAGGTGGATACCAAGTCAAGATCAACGACCAAGTGTCACAGTTCAAGACTATAAAGATGGCCGCACAACATGTGAACATAAAGTTTGAACCTGCACACAAGCCTGTCAAGGTAAAACATACTGTGAATCATGTGCATGGATATCCAGTGTCGGGTCATGTGCATAATCCCATGTGGGACATACAGCAACAGTTGCCAGTGTACACCAAAACTGGCAAAAGCAAAAGTTGGTTTGCGGCCGGATGGTATCGTGTGCGCAAGGGTCGAACTTGGCAAACTGTAGTGGCACCCAAATTGATTTTGATTCAACGTTATCCTTATCAAGGACCATTTTATACCAAGGAAGAAGCTGATGACAGTACACATCCACAAGTTTGTTGATCGAGTGCGAGGTCACGAAGCTCGCGGTGCTAGAGATTTTGTCATGAGCATGGCCGATGCCAAAGATCTGCATGCCGATGTTACTCGACTGTTGTTGATGTTGCAAGACCTACAGCAACGTGCTGTCAGCGATCCACAACAAGTGATCACCGTAAAAATGGATGGCGGATCATTCTAAATCTACCTATATTTCTAGATAAATAAAATATAGGAATATAATGATATGAGTCGCCCAAAACCTCAGGTCTTGATCGAGCACACCAACAAGACCACTTACAAAACCGAACAAGTGTTGGCCAGCGAAGGTGTCTGGGCAGTGTTCTATGACAGCCACCCTATCAATCTCAAAACATCCAACATGTTGGTCCAGTATCCTGGCCCCAAGTACAAAAAAGTTTCATTCAGCAATCCGGGCCATGCCAAAAATCTAGCACGCAAACTCAACGTTCAATTCAAGACCGACAAGTTCACTGTGGTGCTGCTCAAGAGTGGTGACCAGGCCTATCCCTGATGTGCGTGATAAACACAATCTCACTCAACGCCTGATCGAACTGTTGCCCGAAGCCGCACGCATCAGTCTCAATGCAGCCTTGCCGTCATGGTGGTTCAACCTACGCAGTACCGGAGGCATGCGCTTGACCGCGAT